ACTTAAATTCCATTCCTGCCGTATGGCTGATTTTATTGCTTTGCTTTTTGTGTGAATTTTAAAGGCGCTTTATTTTCTTATCCTTTGCATACTAGTCTTCAAAATACGCCGCCGGGTCTACCGGTTCGCCGTCCTTTGTCAGCATAAAATACAGATTCGGGCCTTCTTCTACATAATATGCTGTCGGGTCGGATACTGTTCCCAAAAGCTGTCCTGCCACAACCGTGTCGCCTTTTTTTACCACCACATTATCTATCAGTCCATACGTTGTCACATAACCGTCACCGATTGCTACTGCCACGGTATTTCCCGTTTCTTCACTGTAAGTTACGGATTCCACAACGCCGTCTGCTGCCACACCGACATTGGTTCCCGCTTCTGCCGCAATACTGACTGCCGGATTACATTTATACATTCCAAGTGTTTTAAAATAAATGGTCGTATCCATGCTGTATTTTAAAACAATATCGCCGGTTACTGGCCACATCAGCGTATCACTTTCATCAAAAGAGTACGCCGCAGCCGGATTTGCCTTGGCAGAAGTCTTTGCCGCCTGCGCTTCCTGTGATTCCTGCGATTCCTCTGCCGTGTCTGTTCCTTGTGCTTCCTTACCGGTTGTGATATTTTCCTGCGCGGCAGAAAGTCCTTCTGCCTTTGCACCGGCATTGGCAGCTTCCGCATCATCACTGCCGTCTGTCTTTTCCGGCACCTGTAAAATGTCAGAATATTCCTGTGTTACATCTTCTGTCCGAAGTGCTACATTATCCTGTCCAGATTCATTTAAGTTGACGATATTTTCCTGATTTTCTTTTCGTCCGGAATTGACCGCCACCGAATAAATTCCGTATCCAAGTGTCAGAATAATAGCAAATGATATGATTGTGCCAAAGACTTTTTCTTTATTCAGTTTGAATCCACTGTCTTTCATATGAACCTCCATTCCTTTTTCCGCCAGATATCTGACTGACCTTTGATGTTAATATGATTGCCAGTTTTCATCAAACTATACGTCTGATTACTGTGAAACAATGGTAATTCCACTGTAAAATGCCTTTAAAATCTGCTCGTAAGAACTGCCTTGTTTTGCCATAAAATCTGCGGTATAAAGGCTTACACCCATACCATCACCTAAGCCTTTTGTCGTAATTTTAATCTTGCCGTTACTGTTTTCAATCGTCATTGCCGCAGACGATAAACCCAGAATTTTTGCAAATTCCGTTCCGCTCATAATGACATTGCCTGCCTGTATTTTGGTCACATAACCGCTGTCGGTTTTCGACACAATCTGAATATCCTGAAATGGCGCTTCTTCGTGCAGCCCTGCCTGCTCATAGCCGCTTTTTATCTTTTTGACAAAGTCTTTATACGTAAATGTTTCTACCCTTAAATAATCTGTGCTTTTAATATCCTCCGGGCAGTCCACCGCCGCAAGATACGCATATTTTTCTTCTGAAATCTCACTCCCGGACAACGTCTTTCCGGCACTGACTGCTGTATATTTTGCCTCAATATATGCATTCTGATACATCAAAACACTGCTGCCGGTTGATGCCACACAGTCTGCAATCAACGCATAATTACTTTCATAATTTTCCTGCCATGATGCCTTCATCTGCTTTTCGGTGAAAAATTCCAGACCAAGGCTTGTACTGTCCGCCTGCATCGCCGCTCCCATCACCCGGTAAATATCGGTACGCACCATGACACTTTCCGCTTTTAATACTTCAATTTCCTGCGATTTGTCAAACCGTGCCGCAAGCACCATCACAATAAACTGATTCAAATCCACCGCCTGCGTGGCATTTTTATACTGTATAATGACTTTCCTGCCCTGTATTACGTTTTCCGACACATTCTGCTCAATTCTGCCTGTCACGGTGGCTGTTACGGCATACGGCACAAGCAGGTCTATGAGAATCACTGCTGTCAGTACGGCGGCTTTATTTCTTAAAAAAATTCTTGTCCGGTTCATCGCGTTTTCCATCTCTTTCCGTAAACCTTTTAAGGTCTGCTATAACAGTTTATGAAAGAAATCAAAAAAAATGTACAGACAACCGGGAAAGATTTACTTTTCCGGACTGCCTGCACAATTCCGTTTATAATCATTTTTATATCCGGTCACAGACCTGCATGATTTATCAACACTTCCATTTAGTTCATCGGAACGTGGACTTTCTTTAACTTCCAGATATCAGATACATATTCTTCAATCGTTCTGTCGGATGAGAACTTACCTGCATTGGCAACATTTAACATCACGGATTTCGCCCAGCCTGCGCTGTTCTTATAACGGGCATCAATCTGTTTCTGTGCTTCTGCATAAGAACGGAAATCTTTTAAGATAAAGTACGTATCTGCACGTCTTCCGCCCTGGTTACTCAGCAGTGAATTGTAAATATCACGGAACATCTCAGGGTCTTCCGGTGAATATTTACCGTTAATCAGCTCTGTTAAAATCTCACGGACCGCCTGATCATTGTTAAAGATTTCCATCGGGTCATAGCCGCCTTCATTCTCATAGCGGATAACTTCATCTGAACTCAGACCAAAAATCACTGCATTTTCAATGCCGACTTCCTGAACGATTTCAACATTGGCACCGTCCATTGTTCCGAGTGTCATCGCACCGTTTAACATAAACTTCATGTTACCCGTACCGGAAGCCTCCTTAGAAGCCGTTGAAATCTGCTCGCTGACATCGGCTGCCGCAAAGATGATTTCACCGTTGGATACACGGTAGTTTTCAATAAATACAACCTTAATCTTTCCGTTGATGGAAGCATCGTTGTTAATCACATCTGCCACATTGTTAATCAGCTTAATCGTAAGCTTCGCAATCCTGTATCCGGCGGCTGCCTTTGCGCCGAAAATAAATGTTCTCGGTGTCATATCCATATCCGGATTTTTCTTTAATTCATTATACAGATACATTACATGCAGAATATTCAGCAGCTGGCGCTTGTATTCATGCAGACGCTTTACCTGTACGTCAAAGATGGAATCCGGGTCTACATCAATGCCGTTATGCTCTTTGATATATTTTGCCAGACGGACCTTGTTCTTTCTCTTAATCTGCATAAATTCCTGCTGTGCCTTTTCATCATCCACATACGGAAGCAGCTTCTTTAACTGCGGCAGGTCTGTTACCCATGCATCGCCAATCTTATCCGTAATCCATGCGGATAACAGCGGATTGCCGTGTAAGAGAAATCTTCTCTGTGTAATACCGTTGGTCTTATTGTTAAACTTCTGTGGCATCATTTCATAGAAATCCTTTAATTCCTGCTTTTCAAGAATCTCTGTATGGAGCTTTGCAACACCGTTTACAGAGTAGCCTGCGCAGATTGCAAGGTGTGCCATTTTGACCTGTCCGTCATAAATGATTGCCATCTTGCGGATTTTTTCCTGGTCGCCCGGATATTTTGTCTTGATTTCTTCAACAAATCTTCTGTTGATTTCTTCAACAATCTGATAAATTCTAGGAAGCAGCCTTGAGAACAGCTCTAACGGCCATTTTTCAAGCGCTTCTGACATAATCGTATGGTTGGTATATGCAACGGTCTTTGTCGTTACGTCCCATGCTTCATCCCACTCTAAGCCTTCTTCATCCATAAGGATACGCATCAGTTCCGCAACCGCAACGGTCGGGTGGGTATCATTTAACTGGAATGTAACTTTTTCATAAAGCTTTCTGCAGTCGTCGTGGTGCTTCTTATACTGGTCTACCGCTCTCTGGACGCTGGCTGACACGAAGAAATACTGCTGTTTTAAACGCAGCTCCTTACCTGCATAATGGTTATCATTCGGATAAAGCACTTCGACAATATTCTTTGCAAGGTTTTCTTCCTCAATCGCCTTCTGGTAATCACCCTTATCAAAAGAGTTCAGATTAAAGGTATTGACCGGCTCTGCATCCCAGATTCTTAATGTATTCACGGTATTGTTGCCGTAGCCGACTACCGGAAGGTCATACGGTACTGCAATGACAGAACGGTAATCTTCCTGTACAAACATATCTCTGCCGGTCTTTTCATCACGGTAAGAACGTACATAGCCGCCGAATTTTACTTCATAACGGTATTCGTCACGCTTAATTTCAAACGGATTACCGTCTTTTAACCAGTTATCCGGCACTTCAATCTGATAACCGTCCTTAATCTCCTGCTTAAACATACCGTATCTGTAACGGATGCCACAGCCGTATGCCGGATATTCCAGTGTTGCCAAAGAATCCAAAAAGCACGCTGCAAGACG